CCCCGCGCATGCGGGGGAGCCAGTTGGCGTAAGCATCGTTGTACATACCGTTAAACGTCAGGTCGATGCCAACAATACCGTCCTGGTCGTTGTAGAGCGCCGGTGCCTCCTCGACGATGCCGGCAAACTCAATCGTGAAGGACTTCGTGCCGCTCGTGAAGACGATGGCGATCTGCTTCTCCAGCGGGCTGCTGCTGAGGATGTCCGCGATATAACCATCGGTTGTAGCATTGAGCTCCAGCATCAGGCGGAGCGAGCCCTCCCACTTGCGGTCGAACCAGCCATCCGGCGTCGTGCTGCCGAGGTGGACGGTATTGGCCCGGTTGCAGTTGACGTTGAGCTCGAACTCCCACGCCGTCGCGTTGATCGCCGTGCTGCCCATCGTGCCATCGTGCGCATCGATGTAGAGCGCGGCGTGCTGGCCCATGATGGCGCTAACGTCGCGGTCGGGCAGGGCTACCAGCGTGTCGACTTCTGAGTCCACCCCGATCCACTCCACCGTGCCGGTGATCTCGCTCTCGGCGCTGCCGCTGATGGAGAACGAGCTGACCAGCGCACCCGTGATGTTGTAGGCATACGTCGTATCGCCCAGCACGATGGTGCGCGGCCGAGGCGTGGCGGGCGCCGTCAGGGGCGCCGCGTAGGTGTAGGTGTACGGGCCGTCACCTGTGGGTACCGCTTCCGAAAAGGCGCTATTCAGAATGAGCGGCGCGTCCTCATACGTCCAGATGACCGGCATGGAGGCCGTTGCCTCCGCGAACGTCAGGGTCGCGTTGTAGGCCGGTGCGAGGCTGCCGCGCATTTCCTGGTGCCGCAGAGAGCGGCGCACCGGGGTGATGCGGAACCCCTCGCCCACGCCCGTGAGTTTTGCCGTCGGTGCCACCGCCGTGCCGCGCGTGACCTCGGCACCGGTCTGGACGGTAAGCAGGTCAGTGAGTTGTGCCATAGTCGTTTCTCCCGTGCGGGTATGCTACCCGCTCAATGCTTCGAAAATCGTCAGTGTCATCTCGGCGCCGAAGTACTCCACGCCGCCGAACTCGAACCGCCCCAGCGCCACGTCAAGACCGGTGATGGCGGCGTTCGCTGTCAGTCCCCGGTTGCTCCGCACGGCCGCCTCGTACGCGTCCACGTACTGCACTAGGCCTTCAATCGGCGCCTTGATGCTGGTGGACTGTGCCAGCGACCGGAGCAGCAGCAGGTCCACAATGCGCCGCTCGGCGCGGGCGGTCTTCCCCAGCGCGATGAAGGTGAACGCCGATCCCGCCGCGTTGCGGCCCTGTAGCGGCATGAGCAGCCGTACTGGCAGCATCTCCGCGTCTACCCGGTTCGGTATCGCGTCGAAGTTGTAGACGGTCGGCGTGATGTCTGGCGTCGTCACACTCAGCGCCGCCACGGCATCGAAGATAGTTTCTAGTCCCACAACGACACCCTCCGGTAGCGCCGGATGACGTCTTTCACCAGCGACGGCACGCTCGCGTCGAGAATGACCACGCCATCGCCGGTGGCAAGCGGTCGATCCGCGTCCGTGCCGATGGCATCGCGCCGGCGGTACATCCACCCGGCCAGCACGATACACGCTTGCACCACGTCCGCCGGCGCGGTCGTGCTGTAGGCCCAGCGCCCGGTGATGCTCACGGCGTTCTCGGGGTCGTTGGTGTATTTCCACGCCCGCCCGCTCGACGCCAGCAGCTTGATGGCGTAGTATGGCGTCTCGTGACGGGGTAGGGGGATATAGTCTTTATCAACCTCGAGCGTCTCCGCCGCCGCGCCGCCGTCCGCGTTGTTGACGACACTCGTGATGGAGCACAGGTCGGCATCGAGATACAGCGTGCTGCCGTCCACGTGCGCATAGTCCACGTAGCGCGTCGTGTCGGCATCCGCCTCAAACGTGCGCCCGGTCTGCGTGTCGATGATCTGCTGTGCCCGTTCGATGAGGTCCGTTAGCAGATCGTCGTGCTCTAGACCCATGTCGTCGCTGAGGTACGCCCGCAGCGCGCTGGCTGTGCAATACGCCATCGACTCGACTACTCCTGTCTCTGCGCTCGCAGGTACTTGCCGCCCGCCGGCGTGAGACGCAGCGCGCCGTTGTAGCCGATGATGACCAGGCCGTCAGCCTGTGCCTTCTCCATCAGCTTCTTGTCGTCAGCGTGCGGCGCCGCGTGCCACGGCTTTACCATCTGCCCGCGCTGCCCGGCGAGATGCGCCAGCAGCTCCAGCAGCTTGTCTTCCCGTTTCTCTGCCATCACACCTGTCCTGCGGGGTGGGGCGGGGCGGATTTACCCGCCCCGCTGCCATCGGCCCGCTGTCAGTCTACGATCTCAATCACGGAGTCCAGGCCATCTCAATCACGGAGTCCAGGCCGTAAGCCGCCGCCGGGCCGTAACGCAGGTAGCCGCCGAGTGCCACCACGCTCGCGTCGCTCGCGGCATCGGCAACCGTCAGCGTGCCACGGATGAAGGTGAAACCCTGCGCCTTCGCCTCTTCGGCGGTGACTTCGACCAGCACCTGCGAGTTGTCATCAACACCCGCCTCCAGCGGCGTGATGGCCTTACCGGTGACGGGGTTGGCAAACGCGCCATCAGCAGCCGTGTCGCCGTTGACGACGAAGGAGACCGTCGAACCCGCCTCCATATCGCCGACCTGGACGATGAACAGCACGCGCCGCACGTTCTCCATGTTGATAGCGTCGCCATGGGTCGCGCCCGGCCCGTACGCATCAGGGTCAATGCGGGACACCACGGCCAGTTGTTCGCTCAGTCGTTCGGTATACATCGGTGTTTTTCCTCTCAGCCGTCAGTCGTTGAAGTAAACAAACGGGCTGACGGTGTACCCGCCCTGGGGGTCCGCCAGGGTGATCGCGTTCTTCAGCCACGGCTGCCCATCCAGGCGCTCGTGGAAGCGCCACACCACGCGCCCGTTCGTGAAGTCGGCATGCTCGCTGTACGACACGCTCAGGCCGCCCTTGACGAACAGCTTGTAGGCGTTCAAGTCCGCGAGCAGCACGCAGCCGCTGTTGTCGTCCTGCGGCAGATGCTCGCTGACGATGATCGGCCAGCGCGTGCCCGGCATGATGTCGTACTGCGCATCGGTGCCCACACCGGACGGCACGCCGGCACCGTTCGTGCCGACCTCGAACATGCCGATGTCGGGCCAGACCCCCTGGTGGATGAACCACGCGGGCTGACCGCCGACCGCCTTGAACCGCGCCTTCATGGCGAGCATATCGCCATACGTGAAGACCCCATCCGTGATGGGGGCAACCGGGATGGCCGCGTCAGCGTTCAGGATGCCGAGGGGCTCGCCAACGCCGGAGCCGCGCAGGATGAAGTGCTCCTCCTTCGCGGCGATGGCGATGCCAAACAGGCCGCGCAACAGCGCCTCAATCGCCATCGGGGAGTCGGACATCAGCTCCTCGGTGACGCGCGTCACGCCGCCGATTTTGTGGATGCGCCAACGAATCTGCTCAAATGCGGGGTCGGTGTCGGTGTAGGCGCTGTTCTCAGCCGTAGCCACCGCCGTCACGCCCGCCGCATACGCGGTATCGCCCACGCCAGGTGTGGGTGCCACGTACTGGTCGAGCGCCGGGTACATCCCCGCGTCGCTGCCGACCGGCACGCGCTGCACCATGCTGACGATGGGGCTGGCGTCCTTGGCGACCTGCAGCAGATCCTGCACGTACTGGTCGGGGACCAGGTAGCCGCCCGCGGCGCCCGAGTCCTCGACGAGCGTCTTGGCGCTGCCGTACACCTCGCGCAGCCGCTTGACGTCACCGCGCTGCACCGCCAGCAGAAAGTCGCCGAACGACTTGACGTTCTGGTCCGCCGCGCCGCCGTCCTGCGTGAAGTACCCCGCGTTCTTGATCGGCGGAGCCGACTCCATGTACTCCAGGATGCGGTCGAGGTTGCGCCCCAGGTCCTGCATCTTGGCTTCAAGCGCGTCCAGGCGATCGTTGTCAGCCGGAGGCGCTTTCGTGTCGTTATCAGACATGTTACCCTCCTCAGAGATGATATGAATATCAACTTTGGCGTCGGTAGTGGCGTCTGCCGCACGGTCCACGCCCTCGGACGTCTCCGGCCGCGCCTCCGGCTCCTCCACCACGGTCGCCATTTTCAACGATTTTAGGGGCAGAACCACGTTTCGCGGCTCTGCCGGGGTCGGGGTGATACTCCCCTCGCCAATGGGCCAAGACTTAATCCACCGCGCCTTGCCCACACTCTCGCGCTCTACCAGGTGCCCAACGGCACCACTCGACCAGCCCATCTTGCCGTCCTGGATGCCACGCTCATAGAGCATCCGGACATACTCGTCATGCAGGTCAAGCTGTGCCTCAATCCACAGCCCCACGTCGTCAATCTTCAGCTCACCCCGCCCGATACGCTTGTTCTTGAGCGTGCCGTCGAGGCCGTGCTGATAGTAGACGCTCACCCGGTCGCCCTCTTCCACGTCGAAGTAGGTGTCTTTGGTAAAAAAGTCGCCCTCCAGATCCGGGCTGAGGTGGTCACTAAAGCGCACCAGGTAGCCCCCCACGCGCCCCTCGCCCAGGTCTTTGATGGCGCTCCCGAAATAGACTAGTGTCTCTTCCACGCTCACTCTCCTAGTGCTCTGTCGATATGTTTCGATATAATCCGGACCACCTCCGGACCTTCCCGCTCAGCTACGTCCTGGATGGTCGTCCAGCCCGTGATCCTGTGATACATAGCCTGCTGCTTGCGGTCCTGCACGAGCGGGCCGTAGCTCGCGTTGTTGCCCACCGTTGCCGTCAGGCCTGACACCCGTACATTCCATCGCTGGCCGAGGTCTTCGCTGGCGCTCGACTGCCCGCGCCGGTAGGGGATTTCCCCCTCCCGAATGAGCGCAAAAACTTTGCGCCGCTGCTTGTCGCTCTTGAAGCCGCCGGGCAGCGGGCCGCGCCGGCGCGGCGGGTACTTGGCCAGCCGGCTCTTGACGTGCTCGCCGGC